GGGGTGACGGCGTTCGGGCCCGGCTCGAGCACGTACGTCCCGTCCTCGTCGACCTCGGCCGGGACGTCGTCGGGGGTGCGGTAGCTCACCACCTTGTCCACCCCACCCCACGGTACGAACACCTGGTTGCCGTCGGGGTCGGTGTACCGGACCCCGGCGCCGTCCTCGGTGACCCTGTCGACGACCACCGGGTCGCCGTCCTTCGTGTGGATCTCGTAGGTACGCGGCATGACGTCTCCTGGTCAGGCGTTCGGCTCGGGGAGCAGGTCCGGGCGCCGCTGCGATCCGAGCCCGTACGGGATGTAGAGGACGCACCCGGCGCGGGTGCCGCCCGCGCCGGCGTCGGCGATGTCGACGCTGATCCACTCGCAGTCGTCGGACAGGTCGGTCGAGGAGATCTCCGTCGCCACGATCAGTTGCGTCGCCGCGTAGGTGGCGCCCGTCAGCGAGATCTCGCTACCCGCGGCCTGCGTGACCCGGGTCCACGTCTCGTCGCCGTCGAGGGTGGTCTCGTTCTTGATGAACCACTGCGTGACGACGTCGAGGTCGCGGGACGTGCCACCGGTCTTCGCCGTGTGCTCCTGCACGTCCGGGACGAACGTGTCGGTACCCGCGGACACCGCGCCCATGTAGGCGACGACACACACGCCCTTGTAGTTCCGCAGGTGCAGGCGGGCGCCGGTGTTGGCGCCAGCGGCGAGGTCGGCCACGGGCGTGATGCCGTGGCAGATGTCGAACAGGCGGCCGAGTGCCTTGATTGCCATCGTGTGGCCTTCCTCCGGTCGCGACCGGGGTTGGTGGTGTGCGGGCGGGGCCGAGTACGAACGGTCCCGCCCGCAGGGAGATCAGGAGTCGGTGATCCCGACGAACGGCGACAGCGGGTCACCGTTGACCGGCGTCATCGACGACTGAATCCACGGCCGCCCGTCGACCCGCTCGATGATCCGCAGCTCGGTCTCGTCGTTCATGAACCGCGAGTGCTCCGAGTAGTCGAGCGACACACCCTGCCGGTCCCCGATCAGGTAGTACGTCGGGTCGACGAACAGGATGTCGTTCCCGGCGCCGTTGTCGAACGCCGGGATCTTCTCGGTGACGATCAGCGGCCGGCCCAGCAGCGTCATCGTCGGCGACGCCGTCACGTCCAGGATGTTGATCGGCGTCCCCGCGGTGCCGGTGTTGAGGTCGAACAGCTTCGGCAGGGCCGTCTGGTTGACCAGCCACACGGCGTTGCCGAGCGACTGCGGGAGCATCCGGGCGTACATCCCGTAGATGTCCCCAGGGGCGAGCGCAGCGTTCGCGGCCCGGTCGTACTGGATCAGCGCCGGGGACTTGAGGATCCCGAGCGGCTGATCCACGCCGTTGCCGTTGATGAACGCCAGGTCCTCGTAGAACGCGATGCCCTGCGGCGCGGCGGCCTCGAGCCACGTCGTCAGGGCGAGGGCGTCGGCCCACAGCTCGTTCGGGACCCGGGCCCCGCCGACGAGCTTGTTCGCCTCGAGCTTGACCTTCCCGAACCGGGCCTCGGTCGCGGTGATCGTCGAGCTCTCGCCGATCCAGTAGAACTGCATCCCGCCGAACACGCTGCCGACGTGGGTCGTCGCGTCGACGAACGGGATCGACGTGGTCAGCGAGCTCATGGTCACCACGGTCGCCCGGGACCGGATCACCGACTGCTCGAGCGCGATGCTCATGAGCATCGCCCGCATCTCCTCGGGGACCAGGAACCCGCCGGTCGACGGGTCGGTCTCCGAGTAGGCGTTCGTGACCTCGAGGACCTTGGCCCACGCCTCGGGGTCGCGCATCTTGCGGCCGGTGCGGGCGGCGTGGACGTCGAGGGCCATCTCGCCGAGGCCCTCGTAGATCCCGTCCAGCTTCGCCTGCTGCGCCGACGGCCGGTGCGCTGCGTTCCGGGCCGCGGGCGACCACGGCATGAGACCGCCGCCCATCCGCTGGTTGTACGGCGTCGGGGACCCGTTGAAGTTGACCTCGAACGACGCCGACTCGGGCCGCAGCGCCCCGCCGTGCTCCTTCAACAGGTCGGCGATCGTCGCGCCGACCTGCTCGGCGACCTGCTTGCCCAGCACGTCGCCCTTGTTCATGGCCTTGGCGTAGTTCGACAGGAACGCGACCTGACCGGCCTTGGTGGCGAAGATCTTGGCGCGCTTGGTGTCGTCGGCGAACACCTCCTGCAGCCCGGCCGAGTCGGTCGGGATGGGCCCGATCTCCTTCACCAGATCGGCCAGGGTGGCCTCGTCGGTCGCGGTCGTCACAACAGCAGCTCCGTCAGGTTGTCGACGTCGAACAGGTCGTCGCACGCCGGGTCCGGTGTGGGTGCCGGCGCGGCCGGCGCAGGATCGGGGCCGGGCGGCGCCGCAGCGGCGGGCCGGGCCCACGAGAACAGGGCGGCGATCTCCTCGTCGACCTCGCCGTCGTCGTCGGTGTCGATGGCCTCCGGGTCGACCGCGGGGAGAGCGAGCCGCTCATCGGCGAGGCCCGCCTCGATCGCCTTATCGGTCCCGTACCACGTCTCGGCGGCCATCGCCTCGAGCCACGTGGCCACGTCGCCGCCGGCCTTGCGGGCGTAGAACCCGCCCATCTCGCCGTTGACCTCGTCGAGCATCCCCGCGACCGACAGCATGTCGTCCGCGGTCCCGTAGGCCATGGCGGAGGCCTCGTGGATCATGAGGAACGCACCGTCGCCGATCCCGACGGTCGTCCCGGCCATGGCCACGATGCTCGCAGCGCTGGCGGCGAGCGCGTCGACCGCGACGTACACGTCGCCGGGGTGCGCGGCCAGCGCCCGGTAGATCGCCACACCCTCGAAGTAGTCCCCGCCGCCCGAGTTCATGTGCACTACGACGTCACGGGACCCGACAGCGTCGAGGGCCTCCCGGATGTCCCGCGCCGACACGCCCTCGCCCCACATGTTCGGCGCCGCGATGTAGTCGTCGATCCACAGCTCTGCGGCGGCCGGGCCCAGCGCGACACGTACACCCCTGGCCGCGCCGGCTGGGCCCGACGCCCGCCCTGCACCCGCTGCGCAGAACGGCCGCCCGCGGAGGGCGGTCAGGTCGGCGTCAGGGAACCGCTCGCGCATCGCCCGGACCCGCCCGCCCGCGTTGGCGACCGCGGCGGCGCGGGTCTGCGCCGTGCCGCGGCCGAACTCGTGGGCGAGGGCACGTAGTTGGGCGGCGGTCCCGTAGACCATCCCGTCGCCGGCGTCGGGGTCGTGGTTGGGGCCGGCGGCGGGGCGCCCGCGGTCACCTGTGAAGGTCCGCCCGCCCGCGGTGCCTGCCCGGCGGCGTTGTGACCGGGTGCGCTTCGGCATCGGCCGGGATCATAACGCCACTCGGCGCCGCAGGTCATCACCCTCGGCGATGGCCGCCGGTGCGGGCCATCCGCGGGAGCGCTACAGGCGGACCTGCACCCGGCCGTGATTGCTGATCCGCGGGCGCCGCCGGCGGGCACGGGCACGACGCCGACCAGCCCGCGCCGCGGCAGCGAGACCCTCGCTGTCCTCGTCTTCGTCCTCGGTCTCGTCGCCGGCAGGATCGTCCTCGACCTGCTCGACCGGCTCCGGCTCCTCGAGCTCCCACTGCGGCAGCCCGTAGAACTCGAACGCCTCGTCGCTGGGCACACCCGCGGCGATCGCCTGCAACGCCAGGTCGAGCTGCTGGGCCTGCTCCGCCGCCGCCTGCGCACGGTCCGGGGGGATCGGGTCGTCGTAGTCCCACTCGTAGCCCTGACCGAGCTGCGGCCCGAACAGCGGCAGGAACTTCTGGTTCAACATCCGCCGGGTCCGGTCCGCCCGGGGGATCACGTGCGTGATCCCAAACCACACCATCGCCGCCTCCGCCGCCGCACGGTTCACGTCCCGCAACATGCCGAGCACGAAATCGGACATCCGGTACGCGCGCATGAACCCCTCGACGCTGACGCGGTGGAGCTCGGTGAACTGCATGTCCTTCTGCGTGTACGGCAGCCCCTCGAACTTCGCGTCCTTCATGTTGTCCGCGAAGTGGATCCGGTGCCGCTGCCCCGGCCCCTGGTGCTGCTCCGCCCACCGCTTCCGGAACTCGGTCCACGCCGGCTCCGGGATCTGCTCAGGGAGCCACACGATCCCGCCGGGGGTGGCGTCGTTCTCGAAGAACTCGGCGTTGTACCGCTGCGCCTCCCGGTCGGCCCGGGCGGTGAGCATGGCGGCGGCGAGCGGGGACATCCCCCGCAGCGGGTCCTTCGGGTGCCGCCGCATCTCGACGATCACGTCGTCGACCCCGAGCTCGACCGCGTCCCGCGGCGACCCGGTCGCCGAGTACAGGTACCCGGAGATGAACTCGCGGGGGTGCGGGATCGGGGCGATGAGGTCGGGGCGGACGGGCCACAGTTCGATTGGCATCCCGAACCCGCGTGCCCGGCCGATGGTGAGCCACTGCTCCCCCGTGAGTTCGTAGTGGTTCGCGAGGGCCTCGACGAGATCGGCCTGCGTGTAGAACCGGTTGGGGCGGTCCCACACGACCTTGGCGGGGTGCTGCGGCACTTCCACCCGGTCCTCGACCCGGCCGCTGGCGGCCGACCGGTACAGGCGCCACGTGAGCTTCGACTGTGCGGTGGCCTGCGCCTCGACGATGGCGTAGATGTCGGGCTGCCAGTCCACGACGGACAGGGCGGCGGACTTGGATACCCCGCCCCCGCTGCTCGTACCGCCGCGGCCGAGTGTGCGGGAGCGGGGGAACAGGTCCACGGGGGCTTCGGCGGTGATCCCGCGGCGGATGGCCTCGCCGACAGCGGACAGCATCCCCATGGTCAGCGCCGGGTGCCGTAGCGGGCGTTCAACAGGTGCAGGCCAAGCCCGGCGGCGCCGAGCGCACCCGCTGGGCCCCACGTGAGCAGGCACGCCCCGACGGCGAGGCCGGCGGCGGTCGTGTCGACGGTGAGCCCGGGCCGGGCGGTGGCCGAGCGGTAGCACCACACCACGGCGGCGGTGATGGCGGTGACGACGAGGAGCAGGTACCCGGCCAGGTCGGCGGCCAGCGGCGGCCGCGCGGCCCGGTCGCGCGGGAGGGCGGCGGTCCCGTCGATTGAATCCCCCGCCCCTAGGAACGCCTGTGCCATCAGTCGTGGTCCTCGCCGTACAGGGCCCGCAACGCCG